TCTAATTCCTTATCTACAGTGGTGACCCACACGACAGATCACATGCAAAATTTTAATACTATTTAAAATCATTATGTTATACGCGCTATCCGACTTTACTTTGCCTGATATGTACACTCATATGTACACAATTCATTTTGCACATATAGTGTGACGCTATAACGGACGGAATATACTAACATCTCAATTATGGGTTTATCCACCCATGAATATCCGCCCAACTCAATAGGCATCCCTGCCCCATCAAATTACACATCTCCATGACATCATCCCGGCACTGTCTCCACTGCTGTCACTGCGCCTGACATTAGCTGTCCTATTTTGTAGGCGGAGGTAGCACCACCTCATCTGGAAATTCCTGCTCAAACACACCGTCCACATAGCCGAGCCCTATATTAGGGAATTCACCATCCTTTACCTTTATGGCAATGACTCCTTCAGGAGGACTCCACCCAGCCCCATCCTTTTTATTAAATGAAACGCCGTCCCAAAGAATAACGTTGGTCACAATGCCGCTTTCAACTAATGCGTATTTACTCATTCTAATCACCATTCAATTACAAGATAGCCGTTTAAACCTGCCGAGCCAGTACCGCCCGCAGCGCTTGTAGTAGACGAATACGCCCCACCAGCTCCACTTCCCCCAGCACCATAACCAAATCCTGCGAGAGCTGGGGGGCTACTTCCTGTTGCGCCACGACCAGCAGGTCCAGCCTGACCAAAAGGCCCGCTTGCGCCTTGACCTCCACAACCACCAAAAGCCGAACCACCAACGAATGAAGTCGTATCCATAGCTGGGCTGCCATTGGGATAGCCTACGCCACCGGAGGGGCCACCAAAGTTGGATGGTACGGCTGTTCCGCCACCACCGACAGAACCCGGGGATCCACCGATAAGATTCAGTAATGCCCCTCCAACTCCGAGCTGAGTATTTCCCCCCGCTGTGGCGTTATTCGTTGCTGCCGTTGCCCCTGTTCCACCCGTACCAATCGTTACCGGTATAACTTGACCCGGAGTGACAGTGATTGGAACGCGTAGTACTGGCTGGCCAGCGCCGCCGCCAGAACCGCCAGTTACGAAAGAACTGCTGTTAGTTGCTAGGGAAGAACCACCACCACCACCGGCAGCACAGCCACTGACCCAAAGCTGAGTAACATTGGCAGGAACAGTAAAACTTCCGCTTGATGTAAATTTGGATAATCCGTGTGGAGATAAACCAAGGTTGGCTTGCGCTGTTGATATGCTAGTTAAATCAGATAAGTTTGCTGACTTTTGGAGTGATCCTGCAATTAATGGCGACTCATTTGAAATAATGTTAGTACCATCACCAATGATTCGAACGGTTCCACCTGCGGCAACCGAAATACCAGTGCCTCCTGATGTTTTACATGTGACGGTAAAGGAACCTGAGCAGTTGTTTACGATAGTCCAACTTTTACGCCATGCAGGGAATATTAGATTAATATCAGCGGTCAGTGCTCCAGCCAGGGTGATCCTTTCATTTGCAGCCTGTAGCGCCGTTAACGTCACCCCTGTAGCCGACAGCCCAGCAACTGCTGTCGTTCCATAAGTGAATGCAGGAACCCATCCAGTTAGTGTTCCATCAGTGTTTTCTGGGTTGGTAGTGTTTGCATCAACGGTATTTAACCAGCAACCGGTAAAGGTTGAATTACTTAGTGCCGCACCTTTTGGATAACCAGATACTGCTGAACCAAATGTTGCATCAAATACGTTCAATGCCCCTGCGCTAGTCCATCGTGCCAAGCTTGAAAGTTCATAAAGTATTTGATTCATGTCCTGACCTTTTGGAGGTAAGCCGCCAGCGGCCTTCAGGAGCATAGTGATCGGAGGAAACCCAGAATTATAGGATGCAGAATTATCGCCAGTTGGCGTTGTCGGTCCAATATCTTCTCTTGGACCATTTACCCCGAATGGGATGGGTTGTTTTTTTGGATCATCAGTTCTATTCATTTATATATCTCTGAAAAAAGTTCCATCATTGAAAGGGTATGCGTCTTCTGCAAAGCCGAAATACGGAGATACAACTTGCCTGACGATTGCAAGAACACCGCTTGGAATTGGAAGCACTTCATAATTTTCTAAAATTGATATTTCATAGGGCTCTAATTTAAACTCGCAAATTATCCCCATTTTCATATCTCCATAATCTACGCAGTAAGACCTTCCTCGCCCAAGGAATAACATGGTCAGAAATTTATTTATGTCTTTAATTGTAGCGATACTTATATTTGAAAATGCTTTACACAATATTAGTGTTCGGTAGGCGTCATTGCTCAATCTAACCGTTTCTGTTTCTTGTATTCCTGCATAGAAAGGGCTGTCATTAAATGGGGCTGGATATCCTCCACCATCATCTGCCTCTGAAAAACCAAAGCAATCATTGTCTATCGCAGCTCTAATATACCGCGACACTCCTACGACCTTACCCCACATATCTAAGCCGAAGGTATCGCAGGTTGTGACATCCCATACCTGTTCAATGAATTCATCGGTAAAGTCTGCGAGACTTATTGCTTGATTAAAAGTGTCAATAATGGAGAGGATGCTATTGCTTGCTGAATACTGCGTTAGGATCGTGTCTTCTTGGCTCACACTAGTATCACCTCAATGTCTGATTGCTGAATTGTGGGGATCTGGTCTATACCAGGCGTAACTGACTGCGTAAAAGAAATTCCATCTGGAGATATTGTTATTGAAGATATATTTAAATAATCAGGTGAAATTGAAATAATCGGAGCGTAATAATTACCGGCATTTATTCTTGCGCCGATTCTGGCTTTCGTTATCCCTTCATATTCACCATTAAATACAGATTCGACCATCGATTTAACTTGCACTGAAATGTCTGACGGTAAATTTTCATTTGTCTCTATTTCTACTTTGAAATAAATCCTTGTTGGCGTGGCCTTTTGCCACTGCATATCATAAATCGGATATGGAGCGCTGTAGTTTTCCTTATCTTCAATCGAGTAATGAGTGTCACCATTGAGATTTGCGCCTGGGTTTTTCCGGCTTAAAATTGCGTTTGCCACACCCGAATCTTCACCACCATAGACACCGATATATATTGAATGGGCTACAACGGGGAAATTAGTCGTTCCTTTGTTTACCGTAACGTCAGTGCGATTAGACCAGACATAGGCATCTAGCACGCCGTCAGTTTCAAGCAGCACTGCCAGCAATGATGCATCAGTGTTACTGCCATTCCTTGCCACGGACTGGCGGCGGCGTGTTTCGAATGCAACGCGTGATTCAACATCAATCCCCACAACACCAGATGAGTCGTTGGTTATAGAATCCCATCCCGATACTGTGGCAAATATTTGATTCAACTCACCTACACCGCAGGGGATCGGGCCAGTTGTCTGATTCTGAAACTGGACATCAACATTCCCGGTTGGGCCAATAGTTGCTGCATTTATTGACTGATAAATATAACCGGATTCATCTTGCGCTGTGCTTCCGGCTGGGATCAACGTTCCCACTGCACCATTACATGTTGCTGTGACAATGGTTCCCTGAGCTGATATCCGGTCTTGAAAATATATCCGGCCAATGCCATCTTGAAATCGACCAGTTGCGAAGTCAGGATTCATCTGGTTAAAAAGGCAAAGCAAAGCATCATAGTTAGTCGCTATGATTTCAGTATCAGACTGTGAAATCTGCCCCTGAGGTGAGGATAGTGATTTGCTTGCTCCCCCTCCCATCGCCGCGTCAAAGTCCGTTAATCGACCAGATAGAACATCAGCAATATCAGGAACCAGTAAGCCAGTTTCAGTGATGGTTACGCCGGGAACCGCTGTTTTCAAAGTTGTCATAGAATTACCTGTGATTGGTTTCCGTCTCGGTCTGTAACCCTGATAGCCCCGCGAGTTTGACGAGTATTCTTATCAAAAAAGACAGTAGCCAGCGCTTGGTTAACGATAGGTAATTTTTTGGCCTCACTCTCCATCTTTTTGGCGATGTATCCAGCCGATGGGCGAGAGCCAAGAACCTCTTCTTTCCATGGGATGCCAAGCGTGTTGTCGTAATAACACTCACCAGAAAACACCAGGCAAGCCGACGCTACGTCTTGGGCAACAGAATAACCACCATCTGAAATAGCAATATTCCCATCGCCATCAAGAACTAAATCCCATGTATCTGGATCTAGTATTAAGGTTCTGTATGTCATGTTGGCTTGTCCGTAACGTTAGATGTGACCGTTGATGATCCTGCCTGGACGCCTGAAACAGGATGCCTGTGAACGTCATAGTTATCACGCAGTGACTTAAGTGATGCGCCCTGCGTTTCGGCGTTATCAGTAATGTTCCCATCAGCTTTAATGTCGCCAGAGAAGTGAGCCAGTGGCGCGATAATTTCAACCCCATCAGGTGCTACTATCGTGGCCTTTGAGCACGTTATATTCACAGGGTTGGGGGATGTAATATTTAAAGCGCCATCAGCGAACTCGATGAACTGTGTTGGCTGTCCATTGAGGAATCCACCTAAGTAGAGAGCATCGGATTTACTGTGTGTCCGACTGCTACCAGGAACAGACTGGGAAAAATTGGCTCGCGCTACAGAGCTATCTCTGTCGCACACGGCAATCATTCCAATATCACCAACGATCGGGTTCATGATGATAGCTGAGTTGCCGCGCTGGAGGCGAAATACAGGGACATTGTATATTTTACTATTCGGTATCATTGATCCGGTTCGGTCCGTTCTTGAGACTAAAGGTAGAACATCAACCACTAAATTTGGAGCTTCCCCTCTAATCTCTTTCACCTTAACCAATTCAATAAAAAACAACCCCGACATCAGTCTTTCAAATGCGTAACTGAAAGACTCTGCATCGCTTGCTTGCGCACTATTTGGGGTAAATAAATTATCATTCATTTTTATTTTGAGCCTCCGCCCTTGCTTCATTGTTTCTATACGCGGTACAGACTGAATGCCAAGGCCCTCCAGGAACCCAAGATGAGAGTTCATGTCTCACAGTTGAAAGCTGGTATTTGCCGCTGGCATTAGGGAGCTCGGTAACCATTTCAATAAATCTGCCTATAACCAACAAAGAAGAATATTGGGTTTGAAACATAATCCCGCCAGATGAAAATATCGGGTAACCAACAAGCCCATATTCATTTGATACCAATGGGATTATTTCATCACGCGTATTTTTTGTAGGCCAGAAATCAACATTTTCAGGGGGGGATGCGGACATTGCTACGCCATAATCTACACATATCCGATGTAACTGATCGAATACGCTTCCCTCGAAGTAAGGACTTCCAGATGTTGTCATGCCATTCATTTTATGGAAGGTGGCACGATATCCGGCTGTGCTGCAAATTGAATTGATAACGTCAGTTAATTTTTGAGCACCATTTACAGAGAACGGACTTGCAGTCATGTTTTGCAGCTCAGCGCTTGCGGTAGCAGATATCATCAGGCTGCTATCTGGTGCTGAGTTCATGTTTGCTATTGAGGAAGTCATACCACCAGAAAATACAACAGAATCATCGGCAAATATCACCACGTTTATTCTCTGCGTGTCTAACATGTTCCCATCGGCGCGGCCAGACAGAGCGGCCAGCATATCTAATCCAAGCCCGTATATTGAGATGTCAGCCGACGTTCCAGTTCTACCTACTACCGCATTCAATGAAACGACAGCTTTTACATTTTTTATAGAGAAACTATTGTTCCCAGACTTATCAAATGAACCAGTAAGATTAGTGAAGTCGAAGCGGAGAGAATGTTGCTTATACAATGTCGGCCTCCTCCAGGTAAAATAATTGGTATCTACCCCCTAACCCGTCCCATTGCGGATCATTCTGTCCGGCTGAATCCAAGAACAGGAGATCACCTTTAAACCCCAGGTATGAATACCGCACCATGCGATTCCCGAAATAACACGGCACTCCCTGCATGATAGGGTTTCCGTTCACATTCAAATCCATATAAATGGCACTGGCTAACTGTATCAATCGAATGTCACACCGCTGGCCACCAAGCTGCACACTGAACTCTTGAGATTTCATCGGTTCTATAGATATCGTCATCATGGCTTGGTCGCCTCTGCAATTTCTTTGGTTAATTCCGCCACTTTCTGTATTGCGCTGCTAGCAACATCAATTGCTGGCTTTTTCACGGTATCTAGAGCGCTTTGAAATCCTGTCGTGATGGCTTTATCTACGTTTGAAGCAATATCTGACACAGATGATTTTAGGCCGCTCCACGCTTCACTTAACTCGTCTACCGTTGAGGGTTTAGCTCCCGCAAGATTAGAAGCTGATGCCCCAACGCCTGAATTACTTTGGCTTTTTTGGTCATCTGTTGGCTTTTTATTTGACTGTGCCCCAGACAAGGAAACTTCCATCTGCTGCATGACCTCTTGAAATTCCAAATAAACCACAAGTAGCGTCACCCCTTGCCGATGACTAACTTCATAGGAATTCCCTACAAGGTCATAGCTCTCCAAGGTTTCCTTCGGCGTTTCTTTGTCATATACCCCCGCCGTCGCTAACATATCCTTGATGGTTTTTAACGTGTCAGATTGGCTGGTAAAAGTAAGATCGAAGATGTTGGGGATAGTGCCGGTGAAACCTGTCATTCCAGTTATAATAATGGCGCACCTAACACGCGAAGGTTCTTTCACCTTATTGATAGATTGGTACTTCCCATTCTCGACAGGAGCGTTCGTTATTTGCGCTCTTCCTATCGGCTGTATTGACGCCATGCCACTGAATGTAAGCGCTACAGTGGCCTCTCCGTGCTTACGTATCACGTATGAAGGATGAAGCACTCCATTAATAATCGACAACGGAGAACCACCACCAATAGCGTTAAATATGTCGCTGGTGTTTATGTCTATAATGCTCAT